GTCCCCTTCGTCCTGTTACGCTGGCCGTAACCCCGCGACGACGGGTTCATCCTTTTCAGGGTCTATGTGGCACCTATTAAGTCCCCATTTCCCGGCCTGACTCCTCAGGTACTCGGAAGATGGTTCACGGGCTGAGCCCAGACCGCCATTAACCATAGACAGGGAATCCCCCGCCACAAAGGGCCAGAAGTGGTGGGAAACCACCAAATCATAGTCCATGTTCCGCCAGCGAATCTAAGGCCTGGCGCCATAGATCCAACTGGAACATGCCTAAACTCTCTTCTTCCGTTTCAAAACTGTCCGGTACATAAAAGAAACGAAGCGCAGGGCGCTTTCTTCTGGCGCTCCACCCGACGAAGGTGAGGCGAGACCACGCCGGCCGTGATCTATACCAGTATGTCCGACGAATATAACCGCAAGACGGATTATACTCGTCCCTTTTCATCTTCCCCCATCTTCCGTTAGCCCACATAAAGTCCCTGAGAGCTTCGGCTTCTAACGGAGTAGGTTCTCTACCTGAGATCCTACGCAGCGACGCGGGTACCTGGAGCTGAGCAGGTTCTGGTAAACACGTGAAATGTCTCGTGTCCAGCATCGACTTCTCTCTTTTAAAAGAAGCATAGGTCAAATGACCTATCTGAGATGGAAGGAATCCCCATCGCCTACCTATCCGACACCTCTGGAAGGCGTCAGTCCAGCAGGGACGTGATGCAACGGCTTTCGCCATATGCATCATGCCCTGATAGGTAGGCAAAGCCCCACCTCTCCTCAAATGGCGCACCTCACGCCATCTCCCTTTGATTTTCAAGAAAGCAGTCGAGTTGACCTCGGCTACTGTCTTCGCTCGAATCGTCTTATCATTGTTGAGCCGGAACCCGTGAGGGTAGTCTTGCACAGTGATAAATCGTGAGGCAGATATGACAGTGTCATCACCATTCACGAGAAATCGAGCGGTACAATCGAATCTAGCAGCCCATCGGGCAGCTATATACGATCGTACACACAACAAAGGGAAGGAAAGGTAGGCTCCCATCATCTGTCCATGGCGGACTCTCCGCAGTATTCCCTCGCCATCCCGCATAACGGGAGACAAAGAAGCCTTAGCCAACGCCCTAAGACTTCGAGGTATCTTCGTAGAAACGAAGAAAGCTGCGTCGAGTATCGTCTCAGCCACATCGTGGCTGAGACCGTCAGTCGCGGATACCAAATCTACCGAGGTTTGGTATTCGTTGACACAGACAGATGACATCCGTTCTTCGGTCGGAGGACCGCAAAGAAGCCAATCCTGAGCGCTGAGATGTGAATACATCAGCTTATGAAGTGGACCCAAAACATCAATGACTTCGTCAAAGATGGCTAATGGGCGCTTCTTGCCAGCGGAAAGGACCTCCTTGTAACGCGCCAGAATTAGAGGGGCTACCTCAGATTCCTGAAGACACACGTCAAAGAACTCGTCACGACGCCCCTTCCAGACGACCGAAGCATTAGACTTCGGCTGGTAGCGGGCGGTTGGGTTGGGCACATGCTCACCGACGAAATGAGTGTAGCGCTTATCCCATCCGTTCGTGAAGATACGACTAGCTTCTGACTTAACAAAAGCAAGATAGTCGTCGGATGTGGGTGGGGGTTGGTTGAATGCGTTCTGTTCCCACTGAGAACGCACGGACGGTGTATGGTGAGGACAACTTGCTGGCAAGTTGCGTTTAATTGAAGAGAGGGAATGGGCCAGCTCCCACCTCTCTTTCCTCCCAAGCCTCCGGAGCGACCGAAGACCGTTATCAACCTTTACCGAGGACTGGCACCTCGGAAAAGCTACAGAGCTACGCACCTGGCCCTGTAGAAGAAGAAAATTTAGGAAGCGACTAAGATCTGCTGGATCGCAGTCCGGAAGTTCGCAATACGGTATACCGTATCGAACCCGAAGCAACTGCATTCCATTGTGGATCACTTCCTTGGTGTTACGCTGCGCTTGAGAACACAGGTAGCACCGTTTAACCTTACCACCGCTGGCGGATTTAGGTAAGGGGCCCTTATCGCGGGTCAAACGGCTACAGTGACTTAAATCGCTGAGGAGGGTCGCCATAATGGTAGGGCCTTCCGTAGACTTAGCG